CGTGAAGCTCAACTTGCGGACTCGTAGTTCCAATACCTACATTGCCACCACTGGTGATGCGCATTGCCTCAGAGTTTCCGTTAACACGGAACTGCATATTGTTTGTAGCGTGTTCGTAGCGTATTTCACCAGTGTCTACATCATCTGGGTCGGCAAACTCAATGTAAGAAATATTATTATTTCCTGATGTTATCCTTACACGACTGTCATTTGCTCCTGTTGCTTCTACGTTTAAGATTGTAGAACCTGCGCTAGAAATGTGAAGTAAGCTATTTGGACTAGTAGTGCCAATACCTACGTTGCCAGCCTCAGTAATACGCATACGCTCTACATCAGCTCCACTAATTACTGACCCAAAAACGTTGTCTCTATTGGGGAAGTAAAGTATATCAGATGACGAGTTAGAAGATATTCTACTGTTGGCGCTACCTAAGTATAGTGATTCGCCATTGCTAACGTAAATGTCACCCGCTACATCTAGTTTGTATGCAGGGCTAGTAGTGCCAATGCCTACGTTGCCACCGCTTGTAATACGCATTCTTTCACCAGCATTTGTGGTAAAAGACATATAGTTTGACCCTTGGTTATAGATTAAACTACCAACATCAGCGTCACCGTTGTCCCCAAAATAGATAGCAGTATTGCTAGAATTATCTCTTGCTTGCAGCTGAATTGCTACTTCTCCTGTTGTTCTTTCAATATCAAGAGCATAGCTAGGGTTATCAGTACCAATGCCGACATTGCCACTAACGTCAAAACGAATTACCTCTGAATTATTACTGGTAAATATTAAAGACCTGCTTAAACCTGATGAAGCGTATCCAATTTGAAAATTTTCAGATACGTCGACACCCATATACGCATCAGTATTTGATGACCTTATCCAGTTAATAAGAGAAGATGCATCATATCTTTTTCTTATGTTGATGTTTTTATTTCCAGCGGTTTCATTTAAGAAAGTTATTGTATCGCCATTAGCCGTAAGACCGCCAACAGTTACATCATTAGTCGTAGTAGCCCCTCGGTCAGTAACGCTATCTAGAGTATCAGAAGACGATATAGTATAGGTAGTATCATCAAACGATAAGCCTGAACCCATTGATACCTCGTCACCAATTTCAACATCATTACCGTTAATGGTAAAAGCAACAGTGCTATTTAGAGTAGAGCTTGATAGGTATGCATTGGTGTCTACGGTTCCATCAGACTTCAAGAAGCCAGTAGTGCCTCCAGTCTTGTATCCCGTAGCGGTTACATAGCCACCCGTATCAATAGAGGCTACCCCTGTTCCGCTGTGCTTGAATAAAACAATGTCCTCAACCTCTCCTTGTGATGGTTGGATACCGCTGTTGTCAATAACCGTTGCAGTGTTCTCAGTCTTGATTCCAGAAGCGGTTATTGTCCCGTTTACGTGCAGCTTTGTAGATGGCGATGTAACTCCAATACCAACATCTCCGCTGGTATTGATAACCATATGGGTTGACCAAGACCGGGATGCATTGGCTGTTTCTTGCGCCGAATGCTCAAACTTAAAGCCGCCAGCGTTAAACTGCATCCGTGATGCTTTGTACGCCCCACGTGCTAATCCCGCTGGGGTTGTGTTGCCAGTAAGGACGGGACCATTAGATGTACTTACGTTTAAGTATGCAGCACCAGCACTACCGCCCCCTGAGTCAAGGTAAATACCCTGCGCTGCGCTAGTGGACGTTACAAGTACGTGTAGCTTGTCTTCAGGGGAAGCGGTGTTAATACCTACGTTACCAGTTGACTTAACCATTACTTTGTATCCGCTATCCGCATAAACGCCTAATACCGAAGCATCGTGAGCTGCGGTTGCATCTGAACGAACTAATAAGGATTGGGCGTTTGCATCAGAACCCGTATTGTATATTCTAGAAACCCAATCGTCAACATCTTTTTCAACGGATAATGCAAAAGAAGGACTCGTAGTGCCAATACCGACGTTGCCAGTTCCAGCAAAGACTACATCCCCACTACTATCGTAATTCAAGTAAAGAGTTGAGGAGTTCTTAGAGTTAATGGAAAGATAACTGCCGTTTGAATAAATCGTTGGGTTTGTGCCAAGTGAATTTCCACCAAATCCTATTGCCCTTTGTCCCCCTACTGAATCAAACCCGTCAATTCTTAATGTGTTAGCAATACGAACAGTTCCATTGACATCTAGCTTTTCACCCGGACTAGTAGTACCGATACCCACATTTCCGGCAGAACTGATACGCATTCTTTCATCAAGGCTATCGTCATTATCCCCTGTAAAGAAGGCTAAAGAAGGCAACTGTCCATTAGAACTCCCTTGTAAATAAGATATTTTAGCTTGTCTAGCAATGTTTCCGTCTTTACCCAATAGTATAGCTCTTTCATTACCTGTTCCTGAGCCTTGTACATTACCTGTTAAATCTAAAATGGTAAGATTTGTATTTGTGCTTGTAGTATTATTAATTTTTACTTTAGCATCCGTACCATAAACCTCTAATTTATATGTAGGTGAATTTGTTCCTATACCTACGTAGCCAGATGCGTCAATACGCATTCTTTCGGTTCCTCCGTCACTGAATGTTAGAGCGTCTGAGGAAGCAACCCCTAATTCAAAAGAGCCTACGCCACTCCTACTTAATTTTAAGTGGTCATTATCACTTCTTTCAATTTGTAGACTGTGGTCGGGGCTCGTAGTGCCTATGCCTACGTTGCCTGAAATATTTGCAGAGCCATTTACGGCAAAATTAGTGCTGGGGCTAGAGGTGCCAATGCCAACCCATCCAGTATGGAGGATGGTCATAGCCTCACGCCAGAATGTCCCACCGACATTAGACGACTGAACAGAGAAGACCATCTCACCAGCTAAGCTTGACGCTGCTCGGTTGTTCTGTCCAATCTTTATAGCGCCAGAGGTTGTAGAAGTCCCTGTAGATGACTCAATGTAGAATTCAGTAACCTGAGAGGAGCCTTTGACGTGAAGTATCCCGTCGGGGCTTGATTCGCCAATACCTACATTACCGGTGTTGTAGTATATGTCATTACCCGTGGTTGTCCACTGACTTGAGGTGGATGATGTTAGGTAGTCCGTGCCTGAAACGGCTGCGACAATCACACCATTAGAGTCAACCTTTAATATAGAGCCAGTGGTTATNCCTGAGAGCTTAACTGGACTTAAAAAATTTTGAGACATAACGCTATACTATTTGTCAAAAATACGAAAAAGAAAGGGGGCTTGACATAAGCCAGCCCCCTCCTCATTTAGTTAGAAATCAAGTTATCAAGGCGATGGACTCAGTCCTTCATAAGCGAGCGTGTCACCATTCAGTTTAGCAGCGGAAAGGATAGCAATATAATCGCCTTCGGTAACAGAGTTTCCAAACGAAATGGTCACAGTTGAAGTGCTAGGGCGAGTAGTGTCTACGTGCACAGTAGCAAATGTCGAGGAATCCACAATCTGAACCATAACACGTTGCGTATTGTAGTCGTGAGTGATGGTATACGCATTTCCAGTCTTGGAAACAGAATCCTGTGATGAATCAAGCGTAAACCACTTAGGAGCTCCAATGAGGTTGGCAACCGTGTTTACGTTTGCCTTCTTGATGATGCCCGTTTCTCCCGTTGCGTTCTCATACATATAGAAGAAGTCATCTCCCGCAGGGGTCAACGTATCAACCGAACCGATGTGGAGCTTCTGGTCTACGGTAGAGAAGTAGTCGTTTGTTTCATTCCAGATGAACGATACATTGGCATCTGTCCCACGCTCAACTTCAAAACCTGCATTCTGCGTAGCAGCAGCAGTCTCGTCAGAGTTCAACTTGATGATTGAATCACCGATGTTAACCTCGTTAGAGTTTACGCTAGTGGTAGTACCATTAACGGTAAGGTTGCCTGAGATAACAACCTCAACGCCACCGAAGGTGATGGTTTCATTATCGCTAAGGTCTACCGTGCGAGTGATGTTTGGTTGCTCAAGCTGGTCAGCGCCCCACATCAACAGTTTATACTGGGTGAGGTTGTCAGCATTCTTCAACTGTACGTCGTCGGCATTTACCGTAATACCCGTACCGGCACCAACAGCAAACGTGCGAGATGCGTCAATAGCACCACCACCGGTCAAACCGGCACCCGCCGTAAGGTCAACGGAATCGTGCGCTACGTTTCTTGTGTGAAGTAAGTCAAGCTGTACGTCATTTGCATTTACCGTGATACCGGTTCCTGCGCCAACGGTAAGCGTTACGTCGCCAGAGGTAGAATCACCGGTAAGACCTGCTCCGGCTGTAATAGAACGGATGTCGCCAGAAACATCTAGCCAAGTACTACCGTCAGAAAACTTAATCACATTAGCAGTAGAGTCGTAAACAATACGACCCTCATGGGCCGAAGCAAGAAGTTCTCCTGCGCCGGGAGTTCCTGAGGTGATAAGGTTTGAGCCTACAACGAATTGAGGTTTGGCATTGATAAGCTCTAAGCCCCCTAAATCAATCGCTGATAAAAATTTTATAGCCATAGCAGATTAGTTAAAGTAGGCTTTGCCAGAGAAAGCCCCAGATTCAAAAATTAGTCTTACGTTGTTGTTGTCTACATATTCCACAATACCATAAACCACAGCATCCGTTGAACTAACAACAGTTACTGATGGTCTTTTACCTAGGTTATGTTGAACCTCCCACGTGGAGGCTGGAGAGCCTTGTAGGTGTACATAATTGGCATCACCGCCGCCGCCAACGACGCCAGTAATGGAAACAGTACTCGTAGGCTGTCTAACCAAAGACACCCCAGATGTAGACGTTTGAGTAACGCTAACATTGACCGTATCGCCCGATTGTACACTGAGATTACTCATTCTGAAATATCTTCATTTATTTTAAAGATTCCGTATAGCCAAGTTTTGACAACGCCAGCAACGGAACTTTGCAGGTCGTATACATAGGTACCTGAGGTGACAGCAGCCATAGTTGCAGCACTTGCAGAAATAGTCAGTTCACCTGATGAGTTTCCGGTATATGCGAAAGAATCATCAGCAATAATGTCAGAAGCAGAGGTGTCCGTGTCTTTAACATCCATCTTCCATTGATAGTCGGAAGAAAGGTCAAGGGGGTCTCCATTGGCATCTGTAAACGTAACGATAAGAGTAAACGTATCACCCTTTCTGCAGGTGATGTCCACTCTTTCCGAAGTATCTAAGTTTACCGTTGTAGCCATATTGCAAATTTATGTCTTTTATGAAAGCAATTCTGAGAAGCCTTGCTCATCTTCAGACTCTAATTCGCCGCGCTGTCCTTGGCGTTGAGAGATGAGCTTGCTTTGTTCTACGGCCTGCTTTTTAACTCTGTCGTCTTTTCTGTCTTCTTTCATTTCCTCAACGGACTTTGAAGAATCTAGAGATGCCTGAGCAGAGTAAACATCATATTGGCCTTTAACAACTTCTAAGTCAGACTTGAGCTTATATTCCAACTCCAACATCTGTGACTTGAGCTGTGCCTCAAACTGAAGTCTTTGCAAATCAATCTGCGACATTATCTGCTGCTCTTGGATTTTCGATTGAGAAGCCACCTGAGCAGCCTGCTGATTAGCTTCGGATTGAGCTTGGATATTTTGCATCTGCTGCTCTTGCTGCTTCTTGATGCGCTGCTTTCTGCGAATAACCAATAAGCGTTCCGCCTGGTCAATGTCTTTAAGCTGACGAATTGCAATAGCGTCCTCCAAGTCTATCTCCTTCTGACCGAGAGCAATCTGGATATTTTGCTCCAGGTAAGCTCTGTCGTTGTCATTCATCTCACGGATGACACGGACACCAAAGTTGTACATCGGAAGCTCTCTAAATGATGTTATAACATCCATATTAGCTTTTCCGATAGCTCGCTCATATGCCTGATAGATAATCGACTTAGGGGGCAGAATCTGAAGACACTTGATGATATCCTCACAAACCTTGCGATACAAAACCAAAGAGGCATTCGTGATATCGTAGATGGCATTGTTTCCAGCGGCGATAGCCTGCTGGCGAACGCCAACAAGTTGCTCTCCCTTTGGAGATGAGCCGTCCATAACCTCGTTAATGCCCGTTGTATCACGAATCATATTGAGGTAGTGATTGTAATGGTTAATCAGCTGCTCAACGTTCCTGATGGCATTGTTAATCTCACGAACTGGGGGATTCTGGAAACCGCCTTCTGGATTGCGAGAGCGATAATAGAACACACCAGTCTGTTCATAGATGTCTTGAATCTCAAGCGGTTGTAGTTCTCCGCCCATTCCAAGCTGAACATTTTCAAGCCCCTCAATATCAATAACTAAGCCATCTGGTTTAGCCTTAGCAATAGCCTGTTGAATCTTAAGGTGTGATATCTGAATTTGGTCAGCAAACGTAGTAATACCAGAAACCAAAGACTTTGGAATCATACGACGCATGTTAACAGCAATTGGGCTATAAGACAAGCGTGTCTTCGTTAGGTCGTGTACGTTCTTGGGTACATTCTTCTTGGGTCCGTAATCAAAAATCTTATCACAACCGATGATGAACTTACCACCGTATACCGTAGCATTGTACATGTATACTGGCTCTCTGTCGTAAACGCTATTTGCTTGAGGCTTATAAATCTCTCCCTTATAGTAGAAGCCGATGTTTCCGTAACGAGACTGCTTCTTCTCGAAAATCATGCTATCAACAGACATGAATTCAAAGTCCAAAACCTCTACAGTGTACTCATCGTAACCGTAGTGGTATGTGTCAAGGCCAGAGTCATAACGAGAGTCATTGAAGCGGTTAGGGTTGTTAGAGTATTTGTTTCTAACAGCATTTGCCATTTTCTCGTACTCCTCTTCCGTGAACTTATTACCCGCAACACGCTTTAGTTCAGCGATACTCATTCGCTTAATGTGTCCCGCGTAAACGATATCTGACAGGTTGGGGTCTTCAGTAAAAGAATGGATAAACCTAGCCGGGTCGACATAGTCAGTTACAATGCCGTAATTAGGGTCATTGTTGCGCTTGACCACCGCCATTCCGCAAGTAACTAAGTCTTCAACACAGCGTCTCTGAATCTTCTCGTCGTAGTCATTCCAAGAAAGCGTCATTTGAGTTGCAATCTGAGCTGCAATCTCTGCGTCTGTCTTGATGTTAGTCTCTAAGAATATTTCTAGCTCCTCCTCAGTTTGTGGAAGCGTATCTGGGTCTGTATCTACTTCAATACCTAGGGCTTTTGCCTGGGCAATGAAATCTTTATTCTCGATACGAACACGGACCTTATTTTTCTCTAAGTCTTTTTCATTCTTAGAGAGGGGGTCTGTAGCTTCTACTTGGGGGTATGGCGATGAAGAAAGAATCTTGTTGACTACAATCTTTAAAAACTTAGGAATGATAGGGACGGGTGACCAATCAATATTAAGTAATGAGCCATCCCCATTGTTCGGGTTTAATGACGACAACAACTCTTTATACTTGCTAGTATCCTGAGTGCCATTGGCATAGTCCCGCGATGTCTCGAATTCCCTAAACCTTCTTCGGTAAAGGGAGCTCTCAGAATCTAACGAACCCCACTCTGAAAAAATAGCTTTTGCATACTTAATACCGTATGAATCAGAAGCTTTCTTTTCATGGCTTGCTAAAGGGTCAGGGAAGGTAGACTCTGCGTTTGTCGCTATCCCATTATAGTCCATATTGTTAGCCAATCTATATTATACTGGCAAATATACAAATATTAACCACGTGTGCTTTTGAAACGGCGAAAGAACACTTTGTCGTTGAAATCACTTTTTACTACCGTAGTCTTAACCTTCTGAGCGGCTAGCAAAGCAAGTCCTGAACTAATCGTCAAGTCAAACTTCGTCCGGTCATCAATCCTGAAGTTAATCCAGTCTTCAAGCGTCCTGTCAAAATACATCTTACCCATCAGAGCGGTCTCCTCATTCATCCCTACATGATTATGAATAAAGTCCTCTACAGATTGAGCGTGAGCCTGAATGACATCTTGCGAGTTAGATGGTATGCCCTTTGTCTTGCTTCCGTTATTAAGCCCAAGGTGTGCTGGCCTCTCCATAAGATATCCGTCGTAACCCCTTGATTCAAAGTATCTTGCTATCCCGTACTTGTTGTTTTCTATAAGGATAGGGTAGCCGTAAAATACAGCAGCCATCAAAACATCTTCATAGAATATCTTAGCAAGAGGAGGTCTGGAGGCGTACTCCGCAACAAACATATTGCTAGGGTGCTCCATGTTAAACTTGTTATAAAGGTGGCAGGCACCCTTTGAACCGCGTCCATCTACTGTAGCGTCAATATCATAGGAGTCAACGCCACCGCATCCTAAAAACTCATTTGGGGCTATGCGCTTTCCGTTATAGCTCACCTCTTTGTTCCTGAGGTCTTCGGGCGGCATCCAGCACACACGCCATCTACCATTTACATCTGGCTTAAAGAAAACTTTCGTGTCCTGAACGCCATTCTCCCAGACGAAGTTTCCGATAACGACAGGGTTCGGGAACAGGTCCATGTTATGCTGTATCTGCTCGTATATCTTTCCGATATTAAAAAGACTAGCCTTTGCTGAATCCCTAAACGCTTCGTCCTCCATGAAGGGGAACTGACGTATGACCTCGTTTAGTTCATAGCTGTCATTTATGAGCGCCTTCCTTTCATTCTTTAAGAACGTCTTAGCCCCTACGGTTATTACGTCTCCTGCCTCTCCTATAATAGGGCTTTCTGGGTCTTCAACAACAGGATTGCCGTATTGGTCAAAAAACCCCTCTAGGGCTTCATAGGATGGAATAAAAATAGAATATAGACCACTCTTAGTCCTTCCGTTTTCATTTCTGTCATTCGGGTCTGAGGAGTAGTAAAGGTCGCGGTACTGACGCCCACCCTTATCAAGTGGGTTTACGGTGCTACCTACAAGCGCCTTTCCGACAATCTTACGTCCAACCAAAAGACACGTTCTATGTATCCGCCAGCTCTCTCGGATGTCCGTAGGCTTCTCCCACTTGCCCGCTTCGTCCAGATACAACACATGGAGCTTTTCGCCGTCATATGCGTTATTAGTGGTGTTCTTCCAGTTTATAATCGTGTTCAGGGCCTCACCCGTCTGCGATGTTTTATTCTTCTTGGTGATGCGCTTTGAAGGCTCTCTAAAGGCCAACTCCATACGTGGGTTGGTGGTACCATCCTGAATAGGCTTAAAGAAGAAAGGGTAAGACTTATATATGGAGACCACCTTTTTCATAAAGATGTTTTCCTGAGCATCAGAACCTGTCTTGCTCATGATGCCGAGAAGCTTGTCCTTTATCTGGGAAGCTTCATCCACCAATACGGCGCTACACATATTAGTATATCCAGAACGTCGGCATTTGGTGTAAATCTGCCCCAGTGAGCGTGGGTCCGACTCGCAGGCAGCCATATGTATGAAAAGCTTTCTCTGGAAATCTAGATAGCTAGGGTACCCAATATCAATCTTNCTCCACTGCAAAAACATATAATGGTGTCCCGTGATATATGTTGGAACGCCATTGTTATAAAACCANAGGCCGTNCTGTCTNCTCTNGAACTCTCGCTCNATATANCCCGAATGCTTCTCCCTGAACTCTCGTGGNGCCTCGTACCACTCGTCCATAGANCGTATGTTCGTTAGTTCTTTGGGGACCTCTTCCCTGCGCCAATACTGTTCTTTTTTGGGAAGGTCATGGAAAAGAATATCTTCCTTTCTGGGCTTCTTCGGTAGCTGTATCTGTAGATTCGACAAATCAATGATGTCCCCAGCGCTACCGTTGGGACATATATTAATAATAACGTCTTTTTCTTTAACAACTAAACCGCTCATTTTTTAACGAACCTCTCGGCGAAACCGCCTTTGAAGTCTTTTATTTCTTCAATATTTCCAGTGTCTGATAACTCATGTATCATTTCCTCTAGTCTCTGCCTTTCCTGCAGTAGCTCTCTGGCATCTACGGCTGTCTGCTTGATAGACTGAAGCTCAGCCTTGCGTTGAGAGCCTGATAGCTCTTGGTCAACGGGCTTCTTAATCTCAGCAATCATATTATCGATAGCCGTCTCCATAGAAGATAGCAATCGTCGTGCTGCGTCAATCGTTGTAAACTTTGGCATAGGTCAACATTGATGTATTCATCCGCCAGTACTTATTCCCATCGAGCTCCATCTCGTAGTCGGCATCCTTCTGAAAGAATACCCTATCGCCTTTCTTTAA